TGTAAACCCGTAGTCCGAATCAGCGTTCGCACTGATCGGATTCTGGGTGATCCAAATTTCTGCATCCTTGAGATTGGAGACCTCGATGCTCTGGACGGTCCAGTGCGCCCCAGTGACGAGACCCCAGACTTCATCGTTCGCCTTGAGGACCCCGGTCATGCCCGTGAGGATTAGTGTATTGCTAGTCGGGTTCCATGAGTAGACGGTACCCGTGATATCGTCCTCAGGTTCCCGCACCGCTTCGCGGTCCTGGAACGCAATGATGCCGCCCGTGACCACCACCTTCTGGAGTGTCCGGTTGTTGATGTCCGTGTAGAGGTTCGCGTAGACACCACCACTGATCGCTGCATTGGCGTTCGCTATGTTTGCTGAGACGCCTTTGATGATCGCGGAGTTGTCGATAGGTCCAAAGATGTAGCCTTTCAGCGTAAACTCAAGGTCCCAGGTGACAATGCGTGTGCCATCGGCCATCGCACCCTCGTAGTCCACCTTCTCAGTGACCGACTTGAGGATGATGGGAAGGTCCTTGATGATCTCCAATTCCTGAGAGACCAGGGCACTGATGGTGTAGTCAGGCAAGAAAAATGGTAAAATCTGTTCGACAATCTGGAGACCGTCAGAAATATTTCGCACATAGACCGAGACACTGAATTCAAAATTGTAGGGGACCCCCATATACTGGGTCTGTGGGAACTGGGTATTCGCTGAGTTGCGAACCCTGTGACGGATCGTGGACTCCTGTTTGCGTTGCTGGTCATAGGTCAATGACACGAGTTCGAAGCTCATGCGTGGTACGGTGGTGTTCACTGACTTTGTGAGGTCGGGGTCCGCACGAAGACTGGTCAACCACTTCTCTTTGGGGCCATAGAGAATGGGTACCTTCTGGCGCTCCTTCTCGACACCCTCCTCGGTTTCGTGGACCACAAAAATGTCGTTGAACAAGGCACCGATCAGTACCACATATTTCCTGATCGTTCCGTGATAGAATGGGGCATGTCCAAGCATCGTAGTCCTCTATGGGTTACCAAACGGATTCGAGGCATCGAAGTCCAGGATCTCGTTGGCCTCTGTTTCGATTTGCTTGTTGTCGCTTGGGTCCTCAAATTGTGAACCCGATGGGGTATCGGTGTCCAGACTTGACATGATCCACTGGGCACCTGAATTCGCACCCTTGACGTTTGCGGTATTCGCAAAGAGACCATTGACCAGGTAGATTGAGAGTGTCGTGTTGCTGGCGTCCCAGGTATGTGCGGTACCAAAGGCATTTGCAACGGCGATGTTCGCACCCTGAAAGACCAATTCGTTGTTGGCGACGTCAAAGGTACCCGTACCCGTCGAGAGCACAAGGTTTGTGAGTTGATAATTTTCGATGATCCCGTCGTCCACCTCGGAGACTCCCACTTGAATCTGTTCGTTGCTGAACACAAACTGCTTGAGCTTGAGCGCAAAGACGTTGACGTTGCCACCGCGACCACGACCGAGGGTGTGGAACATCGCCTGGTTGTTCTCGTGCTCGACGTGCATGATCTCAAAAAAGTTCTGGAGCAAGGGAATAAAAATCAGGTCTCCCTCGCGTGGGCGACCCATTGATGGGATGGTGAACTGGAAGCGTCGTCGGGACACGAGCAACGTGATTTCATCGCGGATTTCGAGACCAAAGCGAGTAATCAGGTCCTGCTCGCCCTCCATGCTCAACACATTCTCTAGGTACATTTCGATGGTATACGCGGACCCGAAGGACTTCAGTTGCTCCTCGCCCAGCAATGGGTCGATCTGATCTCTCGATTCCCTAGGCAGATAGTAGACATCGTGCCCATGAATCTTGAGCGATTCGATCACCAGGTCCTCGACGAGCAATTGCTCTGAGGTGACCTGTTCAGGGAAAAAATTGAAGTAGTGATTCGTGCTCATGTTATCCTACGGGTTCGGTTCGCAAATGCTTTTTGGGTTTGCCATCAGTCAATGTATCCGCTGATTCTCTTGTCAGGACCGGGAGACAGACCACGGTGATACTCTCGACACCTGAAATCTTTTTGACTTCAATATCCTTGGCCGCACTGATCGCCACCTGCTCAGCAATTTCCAGGCAGGTATCCTGCCTCGGAAATTCATCAAGCACCGCAATCATATTCACGTTGGGAGTTGTGGAGGCCACGAGCGCCCACATAATCCAACTAATCGCAAATTCTGTCATGAGAAGGAACTTCCGCAGCCACAGGTCGTCTTGGCTTGGGGATTCTTGATTTGAAAACCCGCACCCATCAGGCTATCGGAATAGTCTACAACAGAATCTTGAATCAACGGGAGTGATTGTGGATCAACAATCACCTGGATACCGTCTTTCTCAATGACCGTATCGTCCTCACTGATCGTGGGTTCGAGGGCCATACCATAGGAGTAACCAGAGCACCCACCGCCCTTGACATAAATTCTGAGACCCAGGGCATCTGGTTCGTCAGCTATGAATGCCTTGATTTTGCTGGCTGCTTCCGGTGTCACTGTGATCATATTGAGACCTCCTGTTTCTTTTGATAATCTGCTAATGCGGCTTTGATGGCATCTTCTGCGAGCACTGAACAGTGAATTTTTACGGGCGGCAGGTTCAGTTCCTGCACAATGTCCGTGTTCCTGATTGTTTGCGCTTCCTGAACGGTCTTGCCTTTAAGAAATTCTGTGGCCAATGAGGAAGAGGCAATGGCAGACCCGCAGCCAAACGTTTTGAACTTGGCGTCCGTGATGGTCTCGTCTTTCACTTTGATTTGGAGCTTCATCACATCACCACATTCAGGGGCCCCCACCATGCCAGTACCCACGTCGACGTCAGTTTTGGGGAAACTCCCGATGTTGCGGGGAGCATTGAAGTGGTCGAGCACTTTGTCGGAGTAGGCCATACGCGCTCCTATCCGATATAAAAATCATTGGGAAGAATATTGAGCTTGAACATTTCCTCTTCGAGTTCCTTGATCTCTCGAATCGCTTCATCAAAAATAATCTGTCCATTGAGCACGATACCACCCGGCATCTGCACATTCCCGAATTTCTTCAGGTTGGTACCAAACTGTTTCTTGATGAGCGCACTTCCATATTTCTTGAGCCATCGGTCATTCCACACATCGGTATTACCCACCTGGTAGACCGACAATCCGGTCTCTGTGGACACCATGGTTGTCAGCACATTCATCGTGGTCGCATTGGCCAGGAAGTCTACTGTGGTCGCAATGTCGCCGGCAGTGTTCGCAATGACGATCTCATCGCCCCTGAAGAATGCGGAGTCCAACGTGGCCCCTGTGCTGGTGATCGTGTTGGAACCTGCTGTGGTATTCACGGTGCCCTCAAAGTCGATTCGATCAGGATTCATGGTCGCATAGCATTCCATGACGACATAGGAACCCAGTTGTGCGACTGCTTCCCAATCAATATCCAAGTTCAGGCGATTGCGGTGTCTGTGGAATCGGAACTGTGGGGTACCTGAGAACAAGAGTTGCATCGTCCTCAAGTGCGACATAGTTATGGCATACGGCACGTAACTCACCGAAGTAAAATCGTAGAGGTCATGGAGGCGCAACTGGTACCTGAGGTCAAACATGTTCACAGAGGCCGCGGAATCATCAAACGGCATCACCGCGGTCACACCAATGATCCGATTGGGTATCAGGATATACTTGCGGTCCCGGTCCTGTTGAGTGATCCGGTGTTTCAAGTAGGTCTTCTCTGAACCGTCGTAGTGATAATCTTGATAGAACTCCAGTGCCTCGTCAATTCGATCTTCGACCTGGTCATCGTCGACGTTGATGTCGATCACGGGCCAGCCGTTGTTGCGTTTGCAGTAGTCAATAAATTGTGCGCGTGTTGCTGGAATGGCCATGTGTGTCCTTTGAATCTATTTAGTTGGCATAAATCACGATTCGTGCGTCCTGTCCGACAGCACCAGTGGCTCCTGAACCGGCTCCACCTGCTCCACCATTTCCTGCGTTGGCGACCCAATCCAAATCTGTTTGGTTCGCTGAAGCACCACCTGCTCCTGGGGTACCTCCTACAGTACCTTGAGTGTTGGTGATTGCGCGTCCTGTTCCACCTTCAACCATGCCACCCGTGTAGCTGGATGCTCCACCGCCGCCGCCGCCCGCTTCTCCTACGGGACCACCCTCACCTCCTCCACCACCAAAATATCCTGCCCCGCCACCACCACCTGCTCCGCCCGCATCTGTGACATTCGATCCACCTGCGCCACCACCAGTCGCGCCACCGGCGCCACCACCACCCTGGGTGCCACCGGCGTTCTGCCCACCATCACCTCCAAAGTTTCTACCGTCTACTTCACCGGCCTCACCATCCGATCCAGTCGTTCCTGTTCCACCGGCGCCACCTGCAGAGGGAGTGCCTCCACCACCTCCGTTACCTCCTCCTCCAGCACCCGTGGTTCCCGCGCCTCCCGTTGTGCCTCCACCTGCGCCACCACCACCTCCGTCTTCCGCGTTCAGGTTGGACCCTCCACCTCCGCCGGCACCGGCTCCAGCAGCACCGAGGTAGGTGGGTCCGCGCATAACATGCGTCATGCCACCGCCACCCGCACCATTGCGTGTCGCGGACGTCAGCGCACCACCAGCACCGAGCGCATAAAATAATGTTTCACCTGGAGTGACGGGGATCACCCCTTGAACAAATCCACCGCCACCACCTCCACCGCCACCCGAGGAACCTGCGGAACCTGCGTGGGCACCGCCACCTCCTGCGCCCCACATCTTGACAAAAATGTTATAACAATCTTGTGGCACAGTATAAACGGTGTTTCCGGTGACACCAGTGATGACCGTTCGAACGCTGAATTCAATGCGCCTACCTGCGTTGAACCCCGTCTGTTGGGTACTAGGCTGCATAGGTCTGCAACACTTTCTTGAATTCTTCCATCTCAATAGTCGGCAAACCTTTGAGTGTCAGAACCTCATTATACAGCGCGAATATGAATGTCGTCAAAAGAATCTTCTCATTACTGAAAAATTGTTCCTGGACCACTCGAAGCGTTCGGCTCTGTCGTTGCTCAGGGGTCTCTGGTGGCACAGGTACGTTGGGCACAATCACATAGGTGATGATACAGTCCGTGTCGGTGACCTCCTGAGTGGTCCCCGCTTCGTGTTCGGTCCTGTGATCAAAGGGTGGATGGACCACCACGAGCTTGCGCCAGATGATGTTC